GTGCTGGTCAAGCACTCCGCATGTCTTTCACGTGGGAATTTTACCTCCCATATCTAAGACATTTCCCTCTATACTGGAGTAATCCCATGACCGCCAGAGAACGCTCTTCCAACAGTACTCGCCCAAAAGGCTATACTGGTAGATTTGGAGTTACTGACGGCGGTGGCAATGTACTGCAAGCTGCACATTCTTGCTCCGACATAGTCGGAGCAGGAGATAATGCTCCCTTGCATGTTCATCATGTCACCATTGATGGCGGAGTGATAAATAAGCCAAATGTAGGCTTCTTTTCATCCTGGTTCACCGACTATATCGCTGATATATGCGATGTGCCGGATAACTTTGACCATCTTGGGATCGTCGATGACATTAGCAATGTAGAAGCAGCCACTTCGGCTGCCGCTATGACCAACCCGTCACGTCCTTATGTGGACGTGCCGGCTGATATATTGCAACTCCACGAGTTAGCAGACCTAGTTCGTACGCGTGGTAACGCGATCCTTGACGGATCTAACGATATCACAAGACGGGCTGGGAATGAGAACTTACGCATTCAGTTTGGGGCTATGCCCGTAATTACTGATGCGCTCAAGCTTCTTCATTTTCATGAACAAGTCAATCGACGTGTTGATGAGATAAAGGTCTTGAGGTCGCGAGGTCTTCGACGAACTGTAGGAGTAGGCTCGTATGGCAATAGTGCCAGGGTGAATAAATTCATCCAGACATACAATACCTTCATTAGAGAAGATTTTGATGTGTCTACATCTTTGGTCATCAAAGCTCACTGCAGGTGGATACCTGGTAGTGGCTCTGAAGTCCTTAGTTCGCCTACTGCTATGCGTGAGCTAGCCAATCGAGCTGTCACCGGTGGTACCGTTGACCTTTCGACTCTATGGCAAATTATGCCATGGTCTTGGTTGCTAGACTGGTGTGGTAACGTTGGTCAGTTTTTATCTGCCCATCGTAATATCATTCCAGCGACGCTAAGTGACGTCGCCGTCATGAGGCACACGCGGACGACTTGGGAATGGCCTGGAGTAACCACCAGTGATATGAATTGCACTGGAATAAGGGTTACTCGCGAGGACAAAACCCGAGCTACGTCTTTTGTTGCTCCAGTTGCCCACTTGCCGTTCCTTTCGGCAAATCAGTTGGGTATCGTAGCTTCGTTAGCAGTAACGAGGTAGTGATACCTCGAAACCGCAAAACGAAACTACAGGAGTAGAATATGTTCGCAGATCCTCAAACGCTCACCGTCAATTCGGTGGCCAAAGCTCTCGTTCGAATCAATCAGGATCAGTACTCTAGCGAGTACCTTCTGAGAAGTTCGACTGATGAGTTTCGGTTGACGATTAGGAACACCTCGTATTTAGACAAGAAACGCAATGTGATGATTGATCGTCACAATGTGGAATTTGTCCATACGGTTTTTCCAGTCTCACCGGCGACTCTTTCCACTGTTAGGAAAGTTTACACCGTCATCGAGAATCAGCAGGGTGATACCCTTACTGATCCTACGTATGTCGCGTCGGCTATGTTCGCCTGGCTTACTGCCAGTACAAATGCGAACATCACCAAGTTGATGAACTTCGAGAGTTAAGGAACTCGAAGTGACTGTCCACGATCTGCGGCTTGGATATCCTCCTTAATAAGGATTAGATATGAAAAGCCAAGAAAGTGCTCTACTCCATGTCGTGCGAGGCATCTGTAAAGATGTCCTAGCAGCGTACCCTGCAATAGAGGGTTTGGGTCTCGATATTGAAAGACTCGCCCTTTACTGTCAAACACGGGGTTTAACGTTGTTCACGTTAGACCTTCCAAACTTAGACTCACTTTTATTAAGTGGTCTTGAGTCTGGTCGTCTTCAGCTCTCTGGCCCGCTAAGTAGGCGGGTTAGCAAGAGAGTCAAGGTTCCGAGATTATTCTCGGGACTTTGGTTACGAGTGTTTGATAGGGATGCATGCTTACGACAGGATGCCGATGTCACCAGTATATTCTTTTTGCGGCAGTTATGCTGCATAGGGAAGAAACTGGAAGTGGAGTGTTCTTCGGATCGTATTGCTACGACTTTGGAGAACTACCATGACATTGAAAAGTCTATCCGAAATCCCACTCTCGAGTGGTTTTCAGATGAACTGGATAACGATTATCAACTTGAGTCTGTACACCTTGTACAAGCTCTTGATGATACTCTCCTCCAATCCGATAACCTCCCGTTATTTTCGCGTAAAAGCGAAACGACGGAAGAGGAGATCGTTCGGAAGAGGGAAGATCGTATCCTCCTAGTAAGAGTACAGCAAGTCGCTGATCTCATACTCAGTAAGTTTGCTCTTTTCGATCCTATTGAGTATTCTGCTCAATTGGAAAGTGAGGGCAAAGGTACTGGTTTTAAGCATGGACCTGGTGCAGTTGCAGAAAAACTTAAGAATTGGGAGAAATCCACGTTCTTAAATTGGCCTGCTAAGCTTGAATATCTCTTCCCGTATGAACTATGCGGAACAACCGCAGGGTTCTTAGGTGAGAAACCTCTCAATCGAGAGGTTGCTAGTGTACTATATTGTGTGCCAAAGACCGCAAAAGGTCCAAGGCTCATCGCTGCAGAACCAGCATCACATATGTGGTGCCAGAAATGCATCGAGTCTTTCATGAGGGATCAATTTCAGAATCTCTTTAGAGGTTCTTTTATTGACCTTAATGATCAGACCAAATCAGGTGCTCTAGTCTTACAAGCTTCCCGAGACCGAACGCTTGCTACGGTAGATTTATCGGACGCAAGCGATCGACTTTCGTGTTGGACCGTGGAGCGTATATTTAGGAAGAATTCTTCCTTACTATACCATCTGCACGCCGCACGAACGAGGCTCCTAAGAGATAACATCTCGAAGGACAAGGACTCCTTTATAAAACTAAAGAAGTTCGCCACGCAAGGAACTGCGAGTACATTCCCTGTTCAATCCCTTGTGTTCTTGTGCATTGCCCTCGGTAGTAGTATTGAGGGTAATGTTACTTGGCACAAGATACAGAGGATGCGCACCCAGGTACGTGTGTATGGTGATGATATTATTATCCCATCACACGGGTACGCGCGATTAAACCGAATCATGACTGCACTAGGCCTAAAGGTAAACATAGCAAAGAGCTATGTCTCCGGTAAGTTTAGAGAGTCATGCGGGGTCGATGGGTACGACGGTTACGATGTAACCCCCGTTAAGCCTAAGACCATAATCGCCGACAGCCCGGCTTCGTGTCAGGCTGTTATAGACACATCCAACAATCTCTTTAATAAAGGATTATGGCATGCATCAGACAGTCTTAGAGCCCTACTTCCTGCACGTCTACGACGTGGAATCAGGATTGTGGGGATCAACGAAGCTGGGTTCTCAGGTCTCACCTCGTATTCTGGAAGCGATGAATCTCATCTTGCTAAAAGATGGAATTCTCGCTTACATCGGTACGAGGTCCGAGTTTGGACATTACTTGTCCGAACTCAAGAACGAGACCGGGAAGGACTACCGGCATTGCTGGACTTCTTTGCCAGCAAGCACAATCATGAGCATGCTCGGATTGTGTCTGAATACCGGGATGTCCGGAAAACCAGAGATGGTTTTCTATGGGAGCCCCTTAACACTGACGCTCGCTTACACTATGAGTAATCGAGATACTGGGCTTGCTGACTCTATTAGTCAACAAATCCAAAACAAGGGATACTTTATGCTTGAACCTCAAGACAAAGTAGACCTTGGTATCGTCGATGAGACATTAGTGTCTGCATCTGAGTATCAGGAAGCGCTTTCATACCTAGGAGATTAATAATTTCCTCTGTACGTACCTCAACGAGGACGCAAGTCTCGTAGAGACTGCGTAGCGATTCTGCGTAAGCATGATTAAGGGTGGTGGGTTAGTTTTGACAACCGTCTAAACGACGGCTCTGCCAAACATCCCGTGGGAGTCACATTAGCTGTG